ATGTTGTGTTATTACCAAAGACTGAGTCTAATGAAACATTAGAAGTATATGTTGGACTTCCTGCCATTGAAACGCCTTTAGTTTGACCAAAGTCTTTTTGTTCAAAACCTTTACACCCTAATGAATCAAATTGTACTGTTCCTGTTCTAGAGTTTGTCGGTGCAGTAATTGTTTCACCGCCCACAAATTCTCCTTGTATATCATTTAATACGATTGTTGTATGAACAGAAGTACCACCAGATGAGTAAGCAGTAAAACCGGTTCCGTCTAAAGGTTCAACTACAGTTGTTGCAGCTGTTTGAGCAGTAAATAATTCAAAAGTTGTTGCAGTAGCATTTTTTACAGTATGAGTTGCATTAATATCAGTCATACCAGCAACACTAGCAATTGTAATTTGTTGACCGTCTGTAAAGTTATGACCACCAGACATTGTAACAACAACAGGATCCGCTTGAGTAGCGCCTGTAATGTTTGCTGTGCCAGCAGTTGAAATACTTTCTATAATACCAGTTGCACCCGAAGTGCCACCAGTTAATTTATCACCAGTTGTTAATGCACCTGACATAGCACCAGCCACATTTAAGTGACTAAACATTTCTACATCAAATAAAAAGTGTTTAAATTTTACATCTTTTGTAGTGTCGTTTGATAAATGAGATGTAGTTCCTGAATCAGGACTTACAGCACTACCAGAACTATGTTCAAATGCTCTAGTTTTTGCACGACCAATATCAAAGACATGGGCGAGAGCAGTACCAAATACGGCACCTCTTGTTGCGTGTTTTGTATCTACTAGTCTTAAAGTTTTAAAGTTTTCTACCTCACCAGATACAAAGTTAATATCAGGTGAACCAAAAACATTTTCAACATTGACAAAAGAACCTATATCAAATCTTGTTATAGAACCGCTATCAGTTTCAAAATCTCTTGCCTTATCTACATCAACATAAGTTGTTCCTATCTTGCCTATTTCATATCCATGAACATATGCTTTTCCTTGAGATATACCAAATGCTAACTTATCATCTGTAGCAGTATTACCATCATCGGAAGTAGCACCAGTTGCATAGATACCACGATTTGTTCCTGATAACAAATGTTCTCTAATATCTAATTCAAAATCATTTACAACATAGTTTCCTGATTCGTCAAAAGTTCGTCTTGCTAAAGTATCTTCAAGAAAAGTAGGGTCTCTAGGGTCAAATGGTTTGTTTTGTATTTTACCATTTTTTAATCTAAACAACTCTACAAAGTTAGCGTCAGCAGTTGATGTTGGTGATAATTTTGTAAGAGTTAGATTAATCTTAAATCTGTGAGCACCAGTTGCGTTTTCGTTTGATGAACCGGTTGCATTGTCTAATAAACTTGTATCGTCAGTTGATGTTGTAAAAACTTCACTTATTGTTAAACCAACACGATAATCTGGAGTATTTGTATATTTGTCTAATGTAATTGTTTGTTTATCTACTTCAACAAAGAAACCATTTATGTAATAAGTACCTGCTTCTATGTGAGCAGCAGAACCTGTAGCACAAGTATTTACAACAGCAGTCTCACCAGAAGAAACAGCACTTGTTAAACTTTCACCATCAGTAAATTTATCTGAAGCATTATCAGTACCAGAGTTTTTGTATTTAACAAATAGGGTATCTGGATCCGTACCATCAGTTGCAACAACAGCAACAACATCAGCGACTACGCCAGATGTTCCGCCAGTTACATTACTACCTACAAAGTTTGTTATTGTTCCTGTGAAAGAGGTTAATTTTACAGCATAGTAATTTAAATCATAAATTGCTTCGCCAGGAATAACCATTGACCCATGTTTATAAATTGAGTCACCTAGTTTCTCTATTTGGTTTTGTAATATTGTTTGTTGAGTTGTTAGTTCTCTCGCCTGAACAGCAAACGCTGGGCGATACATGACTCTATGAAATTTCTTTGCTTCTGAAAAGTCATCATAATATGGACTAACATTAAAATCAGTTTTTGATGGCATTATATTCCTCTACTAAAATTCAATAATTAATTTAACATTCTCTGTCTGGTCAGAGGCCCTTGTTATAGGACTTCTTTCTTCGACATAAATTATATCTCCTGAATCATATGCTAATTCTGGATTAGCATAACCAGAAGCAAATGTTACCCCATTTACTGTAGCTGAACTACTTGTATTAGGCGTTGCACTTGCACTTGAACTTTGTCCTGTGATTGCGTTTGCACCACTTATTGCTGTTAAGTTACCATTAGTATCAGTACCTACATCTGGAAATCTAGTTTGATAGTAATATAAAATTTTATTTGTTGAATCAAATTCAATAACTTTAGCAACAGCACCTGTAGTTGCCTGATTGATTTCCTCATCGGCAGTAAATGTTCCTGATACAGATGAGAATATGGTAGCATAAATTTGTCGTCTTGTAGTTGCAGTTGCAACCGTTGATGTTCCAAAGTTAGTTGGGTCTTTTAAAAGACCAATTCTTCTAAAATCGTTTCCTACACCAATATCAGATGTGCCTTCGACACCAACAAGTGATTTATTTAACATGATGTAGAAGCCGCCTAATTCTTTCACAGCGTTTGCGCCATGTCCACCTTTTGGTGGAATAATTACATTTAGATTATCACCTGACCCTGCACCACCAGCATTTGTAGCAGCGATAATATCAGCCGTTCTAATATATGCAAAAGTATATCCAGTTCCTGCAGTTGTAACAGTTGCACTTGCAATAGCACCTGAACTGATTACTACAGAAGCAACACCACTTGAACCATCACCACGAATTGGGATTGCAGTAATAGTTGTACCTGATGATGTGTTAAAACTTGAACCTCCAGCAACAACTAAGATTGTGTCTAACGCACCATCAACGGCAGCAGCTGATACGGTAGAATCTGTTGATACATGAATAAAGTCAGTTGACATAAAGTTTAGAGTTTCAGCAGATGTTAAAGAGTACATATACTTCCATCTATATCCATCAGATGTTTCGAAAATTGAGTTTGATGTTGATGTTGGTTCTACTGTCGAAGCAGTTGCACCATCATTTTCTATCACTTTATAAACAGCAAAAGAGCCATTCATTACCACATAAGATGAGTCAAATAAATTTGTTGCGCCACTATTAGCGGCGTTAGAAGAACTAATGTTATGTTCGTACATATCATAAGTTGTTCCTGTTGTCCAGTTTCTTCGTGGTATACAATGTGATACATCACTTGAAGTTATTATTTTTGCACCTAACATATCATCATAGTTGTAAAACTCTGATGTTACATCATCATTAGGTGTTGGTGGGGAAGCGTCTGTTCCCTCGTTAATTGAGTTGCCTTGAGCATCAGCGTCTGTTGCCCAAGAGTGTGCTCTTCCTATGAACAAATAATATGTCGTTGCAGCCGTTTCACTAAAAGATTCTACGAACTGTTCGGCATTATTTATTCTAAATTTGTTTGTTACTATTGCTGCCATTTTAGTTTCCTGAAATTATTTATGTTCTATGTTATTATTTATAAGAGTTTATGAAGGCTCTTGGGTGATGTCTGTAGGAAAAGCAAAATTGTTTTTATGATTTAGATTACTGTTAGTTCCCTCTAAGTCTGATATTCTCATAGTTTCTCCGTCAACACTTGTATTCAAAGTTCCTGTAAATCTTAATTGTGCCCAATCTGCTATAGTTGTACTTGCAGAAATACCAAATTCACTCGCAAGTACGCCTGATTCATTTTCTAATCTGATATTAGAATCACCTGTTTCTGTATGTCCTTCTAGTAATATACCATTATTGTGAGCATATCTAGAAAAAGGTGCTCTTAAATTTCTTTGTCTTGGACCTGCATATGCAAAACCATTACTTACATCTACATTTCTTACTTTATAACTATTCAAACTATAAAAACTGTTTCTACTTCTTTGTTCAGTTTCTATTGTAGTTTCAGGAGATAAATTTAATTCTTTTTGTGTATTTGTATTTGGGTCTCTATAATCATTATGTACTTCAATCGGTATACCTGTTCTTGCAACAGCTGATGATACTTTTGTTTTGCCATCTAACTCGACACCATTACTCATAAATTTAAATCCAACGCCTGTTCGTCTACCAAAGAATGTAGAGAATAGAGTATTTAATCTCATGTAGATAGGACTATCTTCAGTACCAGAGAACAATCCTTGAGACAATGTAGCACCAACTGGTCGTTTAACTTGAACATCTAGTTGAGTTGCAATGTTCACTTCTCCAGTTACATAGAATCCAGTAGGATGAGTTGCTTTCTTAATAGCGTCTCGCCACTTAGTAATTGATTCTGAAACTTTTATAACATATGAAAAATCTTGATAGTATAAACTATCTTGAACTTTTTTAGTTAATTCTGATAAATGACCATCTTGAGCAATATATTTTCCTGCTGTTTGTATTCTTGTATTGATTGCTGTTGTTGCAGTAAGATTATTTGATTTAACTACAATCGCTGTTGTGCCGCCAGAAAAGGTAACTGTATCATCTTCTTCTAATACACTTGTTGTTGCTGTGTATTTTAAAAGAGGCGCTGTGAAGTCAACAACCGTTCCTGTTGCGCCACTTACATTACTTGTAAATGTTTCATCTTCGGTTATTGCTGCTGAAACTGTTTTAAGAATAGCATATTTAGGAAACGCAAGTGTTGGGGCTGATGTAAAATCAATACCATGTTCAATGATATTTAATGATGTTGCTTTTCCTATATCATCGCCATAAGGTATAACAGTAGTACTTGCACCATCAAAAGCAATATCTGATAAAAGTCTTCCACCTGTTTCTAATTCTATTCTACTAAAAGGTGCTGATATACTTGATGTAGAATCTTCTAAAGAAATAAATCTATCACCAGAAATTGTTGCTGTAGGTAATGTAGTGTATCCACCACCACTTGATATCATTCTAATATCTGTTATGTCTCCATTACCAGTAGAGTTTTCTTGAACTATTTTATCACCAATATGTAATCCATCATTTTGAGTAAATTCTTCTAATACAATATGGTCATCATCTTCCATAAAGTAAGGAATATTTGGTTGTGAGTCTTGATTTAAGATAAAGAAAGTGTCTGATACTTGACTGTCATCTTCTTCACTTAATAAATGTCCGACTTCATTCTCTAATTCAAATCTAATTTCTGTCTCATCTTCTTGTGAAGCAGAATCTAAAAGTTTACCACCTGCACCACTATCAATAGCGTCCTCTAATAATATATCACCAGAACCTGAACCTGTAATTGTTCCTGTTTCTAATTCACAATGTACAGCAACACTTCCTGTTTCTGGTGCAAAACCACCATTTACAACAGCAACTTTTGCTTCAGCTGTTCCTGAATTAAATGTTAATACATCTCCTTCTTGATAACCTGTACCAGCCACATTGACGATAACCTCATCAACGCCTGCACCAGTTATATCTTGAACTTGAATACGAGCACCTGCACCACCACCGCCTGATACTGTTGCCTCATCACCAACGGTTAGTGTTGCCCCAGCATTTGTTATTGTTGTTGATGATACTGCTTGACTTATTGTAAGTTTTATAATCTCGTTAAGGTCATTAAAATTAGCACCTTCAATTACTTCATCATTGACAAAAGTACCAACAGTAGTTTCATCATTAATTTCAATCTCAATAATCTCAACAGTACCTTCTCTAAACTTTGTAACATTTTCAACAATTGCTGTTGCTTCGTTTATATCATCATCAGCAGGATTATTTGATTGCTTTATTTGTTGACCAATTAAAAATATTGAATTGTTAATTGATTGTGCTGCTGTTTGTGTACAACGAAGAAATGTATTTGTAGAAAACTTACCATCGGACACTCGTAACATATCTTCATTAGGTTTATATACCTCTGAAGGTTCATTAAATAACATTCTGAAAAATGCTTTATGAGCCTTATCTGTTCCTTTTGCACGATATAAAGATTTAATATTCTTAATTAATTTTCTTGTATTTAAACTAGAGTGTGTATCTTTTGGAATAGTTTTAAGAAACTCTTCCTTCATTTGCGATAAGAAATCTTCTATTGTATGGTCTGGGTCGGAATAGTTTAAAAGTTGTTGAATGTTCTCAACAGGATTTGCACGATATTTACCTACAATTGCTGTAGCACCAGATGTTGCGCCAGTTACAGTTTCGCCTGTAATGAAAGCATTATTTGCTGAAATGGTGTATCGTGAATTAGAAAAATCTTCAGCAAGAATAGTTGCTGTAGCACCTGATGTTGCACCAGTTATTATTTCACTTTTTTGTAGTGTACCTGAAAAAGAAAGTTGTTCATCTACAAGCTTATCACCTGCGTCTAAACTAAAAGCATCTGTTCTATCTAATAGGACAAAATTACTAGCTGCACCTTCACCTTCTAAAAGTATATTGTCTACCGAAGTAAAAGATGATAATCGTATTTCTGCTGATTCTAGAAAAAGATAATAAGACTTTATAAACTCAGCAAATTTAGGATGTTCTGAAAGAACAAACTCTGGTAATTGTCTCTTAACTAAATTTGATAATTTTTTTTTATTTGTTTTTTTAAATGTTGTCATTGTTATCCATTACCATTAATATGATGAATAACTACTAGTTGTTGTAAAAGAAGTTCCTGCCTGTGATGAACCGCTCTCAACAGTATCTATATTACCAGTTATAGTTGAGTTAGAAATATCTATCTCTAAAACTTGATTACGAACAGGAACAACATCATTAGAATCAGGAATAGCAAAAACTCTTACTCTTGTACTAGCAGCACCATCAATATTTGAAATACTTGTTATATTTGCTGATGTTAAAATTATTTCACCAGTTGTATAATCAACAGTACCAAAACTTGTACTTGTATAAATTCTTGTTGTGCCACTTAAATAATAAACTCTAACATTACCTGCACCGTCATCATCTAAAAAATGTTCGTTAGTTGAATCGTCATTACTAATTTTGAAACCTGTTGATGATACGACACCACCGCCTGTCGTGTTATGACCTGAATGAGGATTATAAAATGCATTGTTAAATGAAAGTGTATATTTTAAAGATTCACTTAAAGTTGGTGTGATAAACTTATATAATTTAATGGTTGTAATATTACTTAAAATAGATGTGTCAGCATTGTTAATATCTTCTAACAATTGTGAATGTCTAAAAACACCAGTAAAGTCTTGTAAGGTGTTTGCATTGTAATTTGAAATTGCTGTTAAGACATTTGTTTGAAGTGTACTTACATCTTTTGTAGTTGCACCAGTATCATATTTAAAATTTGTATTGAGTGTAAGATAAGTTATCTCTGGGTCAATAATTATTGGTCTTATAGAAGCAACAGCATATTGTTTAAGACTTGCAACAATACTTGCTTTTGTTGATTCTGTTAAGTTTGAACCTGATTTTGCTTTAATTGATATATAAACTTTACCATAATCTGGTATAGCTGCGTCCTCACCACCATACACTTGTACAGCTTGAGCATTTGCATATAAACTTTTAACTAGAACTTTGTAATCGTCTGCTGTTACAGCACGGTCTTGTGCTGAGTAATCTCTTGGTGCATTATATTTAATAGATGAAATTGTTTCTGGTTCAGCACCTCCACTTGCGTTGTCAACAGTTGTAATAGTTGAAGTAGAGAATCCGCCAATTGTACTATTTAATGTAAATGTACTAGCGCCGTTTGCTTCTGCTCTATTTGTATTAATATAATCTATGATAATAATATTACCATCAGCGACAGCCTTTCCTAAAACACCATCACCAAAAGTAACTTGATATCTACCATTTTCAACTTCTTGTAAAAAGAAAACTTTAGATGATGAATCTAATCCTGTAATACCAGATGCAAGTGTATAGGTGTTTGTTGTAGAGTCAGAAGATGATTCTTGAATTTTAATTGTTAATGTAGTTGTATCAACATTATCATTTGGTATAATAAATCGTTGGTCGATATCAGATGTGTTTACTGTGTATTTAAAATTTAAATATGTTCCTTCAAAAATATCTACATTACTAAACTTATAAACACCATCAACAGGTGTAATAGTTAAATCAGCGTTGTTTACAAAATTATAAGAAGTGCCATCAACAGTTGTTGAGAATTTTGTTCCTCTTGCCATAGTAAGTGTAGCACCACTAGCATTATTAACTGTTACATCAACAATTGCTGATGAAGTCGTAGAACTTGTCGGTGTATAACCAACTTGTTTTGCTTTTGATACAACACTTGCTCTTAAATCAGCACTATCTAAAAACATTTCATTTGCTAACATATTAGCATTGAATCCAAGATAGTGTGTGTTGTAAGCGAGTGTATCTAAAAGAACTGCCATACCAGAACCTTCAAAGTCGTAATCTCTAAACTCGTCTTGTTGTGATAAAAAGTTTTTTAGGTTTGATTTGATACCATCAAAATCTAATTCTGATATTTCTAATTTAGTTGCCATATTTTTATCTTAGTCTTTCTAAAAAAGTTTCTACTTCAACTCTCTCTGGAGTGTTCACTACAAAGAAAGATATTGAAGCTCTATATCCGTTTCTTTCGATAAACGGTTGTACGTTAATTTGAACTAATCTACATCTCGGTTCAAAATTCTTTAATAATAAATCAATCTGTTTTGAAATCGCATGAGTCATTTGTGGAGTAATATTTTCAAATAACATTCCTCTCAAATTAGAACCAATCTCAGGATGAAATGGTCTCTCATAGTGATTAGTGTTAATCAAGTTTCTAACACTTCTTTTGACTGCCTCAACATCACTAAGTTTTTGAATATCTTTTGTAGCAGAATTAGCTTCAAAATCTAAATCTAAATCACGATAGATTTTAGCGCTTCTTTTACTTTCATTACTTTGTGTTGCGTCATATCTTGACATTTAACAATCTCTCCTGTGCTATATTTATACCGTTATCCACCTGCAAATACATTACCTGACCCAGCAGCTACAGATGTACAACTACTTAGACTATCTCCAACACGACCGCATCCTTTACCATTAACTTTAACAGTTCCTGAACCTAAAGTAATACCAGCATTATGAGATGGACAAGTTCTACCACCAGGTAGTAAATGAGTAGTATTCACATCACCTTGTCTGCTAACAGGTATACCATTTGCAAAAACATTTCCAGAACCTTGCGCCCTAACCATAGCACCACAATGTGGTACATCAGCGTCTCCAACTCTTGTTACTGCTGGCATTTTATATCTCTAAACATAATAAGAAGCCACAGCACTTCTGATTGATTCTAATTCGTTATTAACTACCTGTGTAACAGTAAAAGTATTTGTACCACCACTAGAAGTTGCAGTAACAGTATACGACTTCGTAACAGAAGCTGTTGCATCTTGATTTAAATTATAAAATAATTTGTTACTAGGAAGGTTATCAAGTCCAATCACAATTGTGGGCGAACCTGCTAAATCACTACTTCCTTTTTCAACATATTTAAATTCATCAGTAAAAGAATCTTCATAAGTCCCTACAAGTGTACATGATGATGTTCCTGAAGTCATAGTAATTCCAGGATGTGTCGTTGATGATACAGAAGTAAAAGAAACAGGTGTAGGCCCTCCAGGTACAGACTCAGTATCATCACTAACAGTAATGGTTGCATTAATTGTTCCAAGTCTTTCTGTTGCTGTTACAACTGAACCAGAACCAGGACTAACACTTACACTAATAGCCATTTTTAGTTTTTCTCTCTTTTCATTAACTCTTTTAACTTGACATTGTAAGTTGCCATCTCCTTATGTTCTTTCTCTGTGTGAGGAGGCTCAGGAGGAGTTGGTTCGAATCTTATAACATTATCGAAACTTTGAGGTATGTCGTCATAATTACTAAATTCTAAAAAATGACCTTTGTCTCTAATTACAAAAATGCCTTGCATTATTTTTTCTTCTTTTTCTTTGGTGCTTTACCGCCTACCCATGCTTCGTTGTAGTCTTTTGTAGATTTATCGTCTGCTTTGTATTTACCTTTTTCCCTGGCACGTTTAGTCTTTTTAACTGTTGGTGCTTCCTTGAAAATGCTAAATATATTTGATAAAAATCCCATAATAATCTCCTATTTCATTTTAGTAGTTTTCTTTTTCTTCTTAACTGGTATGTTACCATTCTTGTATTTTAAAACTTCTTCAACAACCGGTTCTTCTTCAACGATTGGTTTTTGTACTAATGCAGGTTTGGTTATTTCCATACCTTCAACATTTACTTTACCTTCATTGACTAATCTTTGTCTATTCTCTAAATGTTTTGGTTGAACCACTTCCTTGTTACCACCTGAGTAAGCAACAGCGTGTCCTTCTTTCAATAATTTAGAAGTTAGTAAATCTCCTTGTAATGTTCTGAAATCACCAAGAATACGACCAAACTTGCCTCGCATTTCTTCGTTACCATCACCTTTAACTTTAGATATTAGAGTAGCACCGTCACCTAATAGTTGTTGCACTCTCTCTTTTGCAGCTAAACCGAAAATCTTTTCGATTTTATCGCTTGTTCTTGATTCAGGAGTATCAATGCCTATAATTCTCACTCTTTCATCATTGAGCCATATACCAAAACCTAAATCTATGTCAATATCAACGGTATCACCGTCAACGACTTTTCTAATTTTACATTTATACTCGTACATTTGATTTTTCCTTTATTTTCATATAAACTATTTATAAGAGCTTTACAAAAACTTGAAAATATTGTATAATAGTAGTAAAAAAGACAAAAATACCAAAAAAGTATGGAATAATCCATTTTTTACTTGACAAGGGTCTATTTTTATTGTATAATATACATATAAATGAAAAAAATACAGAAAATAAGGGTTTTTAGAGTGCGACAATTTATTCCATGGAATAATCCATTTAGTTCTTGCATTATATCCTATTTTAGTGTATAATATGTGTATATTATGAAAAAACAACAAAGGAGAACAAATAATGTCTAAAACTAAAAACTACTACTGGGACGAAGCTGAAAAATTCGTAGAAACAGTCTTCGAAAACCTTAAAAAAGGTCTTATCGACAAAGACGAGGCTAAGAAAGAAATCTTAGAATCAGATGTTGCTCTTGACTTAATTGATATCAATGCATTTAACATTGATGAAGTCATTGACAACGAACTAGACCCACCCGAACTGCTTAATGGTTTCCACTAGTAAAGGTTAATGAAAAAAGACTTGTTATTATCTTACTTTTACGATATAATTACTACATAAACAATTGAAAAGGAACGACTATATTATGAAAACACTAGTTACTAAAAAATCAACTTCTCTTTTATCTGGCATCAAGAATATGATGGCGGGTGCTAAAGAGAACTACGATGATTGGACTGCTCCTAAAGACGGTCAATCTACATCTTCTTATCGTCTTGAACAACTTGCTAAGTGGGACTCAGAAACACAAATTAAAATGGGTCGCAAATACTTTAAAGTTCTTCAAAATAAAAGCGCTTTTGCTTTTATCATTAGAGAAGATGACGGCAAATTTAAAAAAGGTGATGTGTTAAAACCTGCGAGTTATAACAGACCTGCTTTAAATCAACCAAGAGGAAATGTGCTTGACGGTAATTACTTTATCGCATGGACTGGTCCTCTTTACTTAAACTAAACAGAAGGAAAACTATATTATGAAAAATGTAAAATCTGAAATACAAAAAATGAACCTTGTTCAACTTAACGAACTTTCAGCTTTCATTAATGATTGCAAGATATTAAGTGCGAAAGCAACTTTAAAGGTTGGTCAAAAGGTCAATGTTGTTCAAAAGACTAAAAAAACTCCTGGTGTAATTACTAAAATTATGCAGAGTAGATGTCTAGTTGATATGCTTGGTAGAATTTATAGAGTGCCAATGAGAATGTTGGAGGCCGCATGATAGACACAATGAATGAAGTTTTAGTTGATAGCCTCGTTGAGACTATCGCTAACATGAATGAAGAACAAAGAGATAAATTTGCAAAAGTTTTTGTTTCTAAATTGCCTGAACTTGCAGGTCAAATTTCTTTCAGTATTGAGTCTAACTTACAAGATGCTTGGCGACCAGAAGATATGTACAAGAAGGTTGAAGTTAAAGACCCTGCATTAAGATTAGACCCTACTAAAAAGGCCTATATTCAATTGACAGGAGTTAATGAGTGTTAATTAAAATAGAAGATGATGTAACTGTAAATGAAAAATTTGGTGCAAATACAAGATATGGAAAAGTAACTGACATATCAATCGCAACAAAGACAAATGACCCTGCTGGCGAACTTGGTATACAGATACAAGAATATGATACTGAACTTGATTATGCAGGTTCAATTGGATATGTAACAGAGAACGGTGACCACTATTGGGCATACTTCTCGCAAATTGAAAAGGATATATAATGACACCAGATGAAAACTTTATTACGGCAATAATAACTCAAGCAGTTGAAGATACTATGTACATGGGAAAGAGACCCAGGTATTTAAAACACAAGGCCGATGCAATCGACTGGATTCTTAATGAAGAAAGTGAAGACCATTGGGCGTTTATTAACTATTGTGCTATACTTGGTGTAGACTCAGCTAGAATAAAAAGAAAGGTTAAAGGATTTATTGACCCTAAATTAACCAAAACTCAAAAACTTATAATAAAAGCAAATATGAAGAAAGGACGTCAAGATGACAATACAATACAAGTTTAGTGAAAATGTAATTGTAAATGATATAATGGATTATGTGAATAAGACTTATGAATCACATTACGCTCAAACTAAAAATTATCAGGCAACTGAAATTATCATTGACCAAGGTCATGGTACAGGTTTCTGTATGGGCAATATTCTAAAGTATGCTCAAAGGTATGGCAAGAAAGAAGGTCGTAATAAGGATGACTTGATGAAAGTTGTACATTATGCAATTATACAATTATCGCAAGACCACTATAAATCTTTAGATGAGCCTAAATTAAAGTCTGAAACATCTGAAAAATATGGTGGAGAGATTAATCTAGAAACAAACAAGTTTAAAAGTGTAATACTAGACGATTTATTAAAAAAATAATAGGAGTATATTATGGAATATGAACAATGGTATCAAACTGTAGCATTAGAAGAATATGCATTAGAAACATTGCAAGAAGAATATTGTTATCAGTATGCTAAAGTATTTGGTAAGTATCCATTGCCAAGTGTAATGAATCGTGATACACTTATCAGTAACATAAACAAGTTTAAATCTGCT